TTATTCCATGTGATATTATTCATGAATTGTAAACTATCATACATTGTATTTATTACTTTTATTTGGTTATTGTTAATCATGGTCTTTTCTCCTGCTAGTTGGTTTAATGAGCGTTTAACGCTCCCATGATGCAGGACTAAACCTGCACCATAAGAGTATTAAAGTTATTCAGTGATTGCTTGTGCGTGGACTAGTTCTTGATATGCTTCAACGACTGCATATTTAGAAGATGCTTTCAAGTAATTGATATATTCATTATCTTTTACTGTTTTATTGATTACTTTGATGTAATCTTTTTTAGTTTTATATGTTTTCATAATATACCTTATTTACTAGTTATTTGTTAATCTTAGAAAATATCATTAATAATAGTATTGAGAACATTATAAAAATTGTTCCTGCAATGCAGGCTATAACGTCTTGGAAGTTCATATATATAAATCTAGTCTCAACAATATCGATTATATATAAACCTACTATTAAGAATGATAACATTATTAAAAGCTTTGCTATTGTTATGAGTGTTTCTAACATGGTGTTATTCCTTTTATAGTTTGCTAGCGATTAAAGTAATTAAGTAATTAGTATTCAGTATACACAGAACAAAGTTCAACGCAAGTAATAAAAGTAAATAAAAATTGATGCTGTGAATTGTATAGTGTGTAAGGGCTTCAACGTATAGATTGCAACGTATATTATAATGAATAGAAAAAATATTATTGATGTGATTTGTTAAATGGTTTAGTTGTCATTGTATAAAGAGAGATACGATATACTATTATATTAATACATTGAGTTGATACAACCTTGTGCGGCAACGCCAAGACAATTAAAATATTAATGTTCTATACTATAGAGAATAAAAAAGAGTAGATAATAAAGGAAGATAGCAAGCAAAGAATAAAAAGAATAGTTGCAGAAATAAAAGAGGTACGGGCGGTAAATAAAAAGGCATATGCCCGCCACACGCCCGCCTTACTTTATATATGTTAATAGGTAGTTCTAGACACACATGATTAGCAAAGCAAAACAAGAACGAATAATAGCCTCAGTTACAGACGGACACAGCTTGGTGAAAGCTTGCCTTGATGCGAAGGTCAGTCGTGCTACTTTATATCGCCACATGGGCAAAGATGCGGAACTAGACGGCAATGTTAAACAAGCCCAAAGACAGGCGGCTGAGAAAGCCTTAGAAGAACTAGAGGATATGTATGGTGATGCCTTGCATGGTAGAAAGAGCTATGACCCTAATTTATTGAGAGACTATGGGCATCATGTCAGATGGAAGGTGCAGAAGATATTACCAGAGAGGTTTGGCGAAGCTAAGAATAGGACTGGCGTAGAGATAACTGATGGCTCTTTGAAAATAGTTTGGGAGACTGGAACAGAAGATGCAAGTTAAGATACCTTACAGACCGAGGGAATTACAAGCTGAGATGCACGATAAATTGAAGCGTTGGAATGTGCTGGTTATGCACAGGCGTTTTGGTAAGACTGTTTTTGCTGTGAACCATATGATTAAGCATGTGTTAACGTGCCCTCTTCCTAGACCAAGAGTTGCGTTAATTGCTCCTACGTTTACGCAAGCTAAAAGGATTAGTTGGGATTATGTAAAGCATTACGCTGGGGTTATACCAGGTGTTACGTTTAATGAGACTGAATTAAGGGCGGATTTCCCTAATAATGGTAGAATTATGTTGTTATCTGGTGAGAATCCTGATGCGTTGAGAGGAATATACTTAGATTTATGTGTGTTTGATGAATATGGTATGCAGAATCCTAGAGTATGGGGGGAGGTTGTTAGACCAGCCCTATCCGACAGAGAGGGTGGTGCAATCTTTTTAGGTACACCAGCAGGTCATAACCATTTTTTTGACATACTTCAACAGGCTAAAGAACAAACTGAAGAAGGTTCCGATCAATGGTACTGGAAAGTTGCTAAAGCTAGTGAGACTAAAGTGGTTAAAGAGCTTGAGTTAGACGCTGCTAAAATGCAAATGACACCAGAGCAATACGATCAAGAGTATGAGTGTTCGTTTACGGCTGCGATTATTGGTGCTTACTATGGTAAGTTACTGGCGGCTTTAGATGATGAAAATAGAATTACTAGAGTTCCTTATGATCCAGCGTTGCCAGTTCATACTGCATGGGACTTGGGAATTAATGATTCGACTGCTATTTGGTTTGCACAGGTTTATAGAGGGGGTGCTGTTAATGTTATCGATTATTATGAGAATAGTGGCGTTGGCTTGGATCATTACGCTGAAGTCCTTAGGCAAAAAGATTATCATTGGGGAGATCATCTTGCTCCGCATGATATTGAAGTTCGAGAACTGGGTAGTGGGAAATCGAGGTTAGAGACTGCGTTTGGATTGGGTATAAGGTTTAAGGTTATTCCTAAAATGAAAATAGCTGACGGAATTAATGCGGCTCGGATGCTAATACCTAAATGTTACTTTGATAGGGAAAAATGCAACGAGGGATTGGAAATGTTAAGACAGTATAGGCAAGAATGGGATGATCGTAAAAGAATGTTCCGAGATCAGCCGAGGCATGACTTTACCAGTCATAGTGCTGATGCGTTTAGATACTTAGCTTTAGGGTTGGAAAATCGTACTAAGATGACAAAAGCTCCTCAGTTAGTTGCTGTCAATGAGTACAACCCTTTTAAGATATGATATATTCCCATGATTACCATGATGCTATGGAGTTAATTCGTAAAAGCAATTACCATAAGAATTGGGGTGACGATTTAATTAAAAAATACGTTGAGGAACCGCTAGGCATTAGGCAGTATGAAATATTAAGAGATAGCGATATGATACCATTAATGTTTGCTACATGGGCGTTTCCTAATGATAAACAGGTTGAGGAATACACTAAAACTAAGTATTTTCCTCAAGGTGGATATAAGGGTGGTGGCAGCGATATTTGGATAGTAGACTTTATTGCAGAAAAAGGTTATACAAGAAAAGGCTTTGTCGCTTTAAAGAAAAGATTTATGAGGAGTGGCTATAGAAAAGCCTTCTGGTTTCGACCAGAAACAAATAAATTAGGTTGGCATAAGGTAATAGGAGTTTAATATGGGTGGTGGTCCTAGTGGCGGTAACGGCAATGATATGACAAACCAAAGCTTGTCAAAAGCTAAAGCTAATAAACAAAGAAAAGCTATGGCTAAGTCAGGCGTGCAAGACCCATATGACTTTACAAGATTAACGGAAAATTTACAGGCAAAAAAGTTAGAGAAAGACGCTGAGGAAAAAAATTTCTTAGGTAAAACTAGAGCTAGTAACTTTACAATAATGGGTAAAGATTTAGGATTTAATATGATGGACACTTCCATAGCCGCTAAAGCTCTTGGTGCGGTGCAAAATTATAGCTACAGACAACAAGCTAAAGAATTAAGGCGTGGCGGTGAAATGATTACGGATAAAGATGGTGCTTACAAAGGCGTTGTAGGAGAAAACTTTTTAGGTGCTAGGGTTTATAGTGGCGATCCATCCTTTAGTCCTATAGGCAATAATGCAGATAATGGTTCGAATAATGACGTTATAAAACAAACAAGAGCAGACGTTACGCCTGAAAGAACCGCTGAAGTCACACCTGAAGTTATACAAAATGACGAACCAATAACAACAAGATATGCAAGAAAAAGAACAAGGCGAGCAGGGCAAGCAGGAACTATAATGGAAGGCTATGGCGTTTTAACAAGACCTGCATCTAAAAGATCAATAGCGTAGGAGAATATTATGTCATTTCTAAAACCTAAAGTATACGTTCCCCCACCACCGCCAGTTCCAGAAGAACCTACAAAAGTTGATTATGAAAAAGCTGCGGCTTTAGCTGGGGAAGCTGAATCAACGGAAAGAAAAAAACGTAGAGGTCGTGGTAGCACAATAGTTGCTGGAGCATTAGGAGAACCATCTACCAGTATGGGTGGCACACCAACTTTGTTAGGATAAAACTATGATGAATGTAAAAGATATAGTCGCTAGGTTTCAGCACGTTGAAGGTCAACGAGATAACTGGAATAACCATTACCAAGAACTTGCTGATTATATGCTTCCAAGAAAAGCAGACATAGTTAAGAAAAGAAGTCGTGGTGAAAAAAGAATGGAGCTTATCTTTGATGGTACGG